GTCTCTGTTTTTTACCATTTGGATAATTTGTTCATCGGTGTAGGTATTTTTACCAAACTGTTGATGAACCATATCAACAAAATTAGATACGGCGGCTCCTTTAGGTTTAATTAAATCCTCAGCGATTAAATCACCAATCAAGGCTCGGTTTTCATCCGAGGTTAAATCAATATCCATTTGAAACTCATCGGCATTACCAGCCAATAAAGCAGATAGGGTGGGGCTTTCTTCATCAGCCTCTAATTTAAAAATACTAAATAGCCCAGCAAAGTCCTCATCTAGCATTCTTTTATCTAAGAGACTTTTAAATGCCGCACGATTGATAGCATCAAACCTTTCATCATCATATCCGATGAACCCTTCGTGGTCGGTTGAAAGCCAATCAACAAGACCTCTCATCAAAGCCTTAGTCTCATTTAATGTGGCGGCTTCTTCTTCACCCATGCCTTTCTTCCTTCCGGAAATATCAGCATTAATAAAATCAATTAGAACCTCTAAGGACAAAGCCTCAGTCCACTCAACCCCCGAAGGGATTTTTTTCTCGTAGTTTCGTAGTCTTGGAACTTGAACCATTCTTTAACCCCCTAATTGGTGAGGGCAAAGATTTCCAAACTAGTGAAGTTATTAGCAACAATTTTAATTCCGTTGCGACAGATAATTTCTAATCCCCGAATATCATCACTAGTGTTAGCATCAATTTTAAACTTTCCAATTGGATTATCTACCGCTACAAAGGTTAAAAGAGAACCGGTCTTAGCACCACCCGTAGTAGAAGCACTTAATTCAAAGTTAAGTGCGTCCGTAATAGAACTAATTGTGGCTCCTTCGGGGATTCCATCACCAAAAACTAACATTCCTGCTGATAAGCCAGCCGTGGGACCAGCAATCGTGGGGTCGTTGTTGTAATCAAACGGTGCTTGAACATCAGCGGTATTGTTATCAAAGACATAGACAACCGATGCGGTTCCACCATTAAAAAAGATAAATCCGTCAAAGGTTCCACCAATGGATGAAACTTGAGTGTTCGCAGTAATTTTCGTAGAATTCACAGGCATAATATTCCCTCTTGATATAAACCAAGCGAGACTATGTTATAAAACTTACTCTTCTTCACTTTCACCTAAAGCAAGTGAAAGTAATTCAGCCTTGGTGTTTTGTCTTAGATAAACAACACCCTGTTCTGTGAGGTAAGTCTGCAATTCTCTCTTAGTCATAGAGGAGAAATCGGGTAGAGGTGCGACTTCATCAACCTCCGTTGATTCTTCTAAGGTTTCCTCAACAAGGGTTTCAGCCACCTCCTCTCCCAAAATCTCAAATCCATTTCTAAGAAAAACATCTCGCAGGTCCTCGGAAACATCGTATTCGTAATTACCCAAATACGCTCTCCCGAAAATAACCTTAGTCCCACCAGTAATGTTTTTAACTCTCACTTAATCACCTTTCCTTAAATAAGTCCCCAAACTCTAACTCTAATTTCACCGATATTATCTGTATTGCTGGCGGCAGGGACATTGATTTGAAATTGCGAAGAAGAAAGATATTTACCTCCCGTAGCCGCACCTGCGCCCGTTTCAGCACTAATTACCGAAACAGAATAACCACCTGCAATTGTATCGGTTGAAATACCCGACACTACAACACATGAAACTCTACTTAATCCTAGTGATGAGGCCTCAATGGTTTCACCATTAGCAGTATAAGAAGTAATATCCAATACTGCATCTACTACATATTCATGTCCCATAACTCTAGGAGCAGTTTGTCCCAAATGGTCTTCTAACAATGTTACTGTATGTGCCAATTAAACCACCTCATTGGAGGTCAAGGAGTTTCCCTTGTCCTCGGAAGTAGGAACAAACCACTTCTGCAACAGTTCGGTAAAGTCCACGGTGTCCTAACTTGCCGTGTCCGAAAACATCAGCGTTGATGCCGCCTTCAAAGTATTCAGTTGGCTTCAAAGTGCAAAGGAACAGATGGTCGGTATCAAGAATGAGAACATCTGAAATACCAGCACCGCCGTTGGGCATATCCTTCACGGGAATGATAGGAATGTCGTGATAGGTAGCGACTCGGAAACCGACTTCTCTACCTTCAACACCCTTAATTCCGTTGTGGGTTGGCGTGATTTCCGTTCTACCCATGAAACGCTCCTGTGCTTGAAGCAATTCACCGAGAGTTTGAATGGTATCATAGCCCGTCAAAATAACCTTGGGTTCTCCACCACGAGCCATCAAGTTGCGAATAGCCGTGTTAAGAATGTTCACCGTGAGGTTTCGCTCAGTTCCGGAGTTAGAATCAACATAGGATTCCAAGTATTCCGTAGCGGAGGTTCCATCACGGGCCACACCGTAAAGGTTGTTTTTGTTGGTGGTGTAGGTTGACAAAGCGTTGGTTTCTGCGTGAGTAGCCACGATTTTGAAAAGGCTCATAAGCGAGTTATCAGCCTTAGTAGCGTGTGCGTCAATACCAGTTCCAGCAACAGCCGTCAAGTCCTGCAAAATCATTTTGTTCATAGATTCAGCGTGAGAAACACCGACTTCTTCACGGTAAGTAGCGATAAGGTCGCCCAAACCATCGTCAAGACCAGCCATCAATTGTGCGATTTCGGAAATTTCAAAAGTGTGAGCAATCGTCTTAGGAGAAACATGAAGGTTCTCGTAGACGGGCTTAACATTCGTAATACCCGAAAGTGCGGCATTCTCAGCCGTGCCGCCCAAATCATCAAGGTCGGAAACGGAGAAGGTATCTGCTGAACCACCAATGGCTCGCTCCTTCATAATTCGCCAACCGCTAGAACGCCAAGGTTTCTTAGGAAGAATTGACAGGGCGTTAATTTCACGGTTAATCATGGTCCAAACTTTCTGTCCATAAACTAAATTGTAAAGGCTCTTATCGCCACCTGCACCAGCAAGACCAGCGGCGGTGTGGTGTCCACCCGCAATACCAGTAGTTGCGCCAGTTGCTTTCAAAAGGTTATCGCTACCCAATCCATAGGTTGCTCGCTCCAAGTCTCCAATAGTCTTAAAATATCCACTCATTTTAAATACCCCCCTCGTGCTTTGAGAAAAGGCTGTGAACCTCGTCCCAAGACATTTCGCCAACACGGGAAAAATCCTCACTAAGTTGACGGGTCGTTTCTTCAACCGTCTGTGCCTTAGCGATTTCGTTGTTTTCCAAACTCTTCTTCAAGGAAGAAAGTTCCTCACGAAGAACCTCAAGTTCGGATTGTGCGTTAAACTTGGACTTAGCAATTTCTTGCTTTTCAATCTCAAGTTCCTTTGCGTAGCGAGCCTCAAATTCAGCCTTAACTAATTCGTATGCTCGGTCCTCTTCCTTCTCCGCTCGGAAAGCCTCGTAAGCCTTCTCAAGGTTAGAAGGAGAAAGGTCAAGAGTTTCAACACCCTTTTCCGTTCTCATGTATTCAAGAGATTCCATGTCGTCGTCCTCTTCCTTCATGTAGTCGCCCATTTCGTAATCGGCCATTTCTTCATCTTGGAAAGCGTCGTCCTCTTTCATCTCGTCGTCCTTAGAACCATAGTTCATCTTTTCTTTGGTTCCGGCTTCTTCCATCTTCATACCTTGGCGGGAATCATCATCATCATCCTTCAACAACACGGTATTTTTCAGTTCTGCCATAACATCGTTAAATTCGGCTAATGCCTTTTCAATTTCACTCATTTTTTTGTCCTCCTTAATTATATTAAATTTGGCTTCGGGATTAATCCCTTCTTCACAAATTGTGATTTCATGCAATTCCAACTTATCAATTTCTTTATAACTCCCAACATCGGGGTCATACTTATTGGCTTTGTTAATTGCCTGTCCTCCAATTGAGAAGGAACGAAGTTTTCCACGGCGTATGTCCCGTGCGACCTCCTTTGCCTTCTCAATATCATTTCTTAACTTTATCACTACAAAAAAACCTGTATCATCAACGCCTGTTTTTAGGACTTTTCCTTTGGAATCTGTATAATTGTCTAAGACTTCACCCACTTGAACATTAGAGTGGGTAATCATCACATTACGAAAGCGGTCATTTTTCATAAATCCGTCTGCCGCATCTCGGATTGCGTTAAGAGTAATTTTATCGTTTTGCTTATCCACCACATCAACGGAGGCGTAGCCAGCAATAACACACTCTTTGTTTTCCTTAAGAATGACAAATTCCCCACCATCGGTAGGTGCATTACCAAACATAGGAGTCTCTAACTGCATGGTAATTAGTAGGTTAAAAGACTATATAAATATTATCTACTTTCTGTAGATTTGTTTTGCATTTTGTTATATTTATCTCCTCTAGCGTCATAAAGTCCCTCGTTAGATTCTTCCGGTGCAGGTTTAGTTTCATATCCTGTAAAAGCCAACCACATTTCTTTATCCTCCACGGGAAGGTATCTAATGTGAAGTTTTGAATCAATGTCCTTTCCTTTTAACATATATTCGTGATAACCATGTCGGTGTGCGCCGAACATAACCTTACCCTTATCAATTAGAATATCATCTTGTGGGGCAGAAACCAACTTACAGGGATATTTACCTGCCTCCCCTAAAAAGTCATAGATGTTCTCCTTTGACCCCACATCTATTTCCCACACATTTTCAAAATCTTCATGCTTAACGACGAAGTAAATTTTTTCATCCTTACTTAACCACATCAAAAAATTTCCAACCCGCTTATCCATTTTATTAAGGGTCTTATCGTCGTGATGAAATTTATCCTTACCAACGATACCGTAGGCATCCCCCATCTGCATGAGTCTTCTTTTCATTTTAGTCATTCCGTTTTTATCACCAAATAGTCGGTTAACCAAGTCCGCATCATGCTCCATCGCTCTTTTGAAAATGTTTTCAATGCTAAGGGTTCCGTGGTTTTGTAGAATCTCTTGAACAAACGACATGAACCTACCGTTATCCTTACCATAGGCTCTTTTGATTTCCTTCTTCCATACCTCCATATCAGGATATGCATTCTTTGACATGAGGTTCTTTTCCTTGAAACCGTGAAAAACCAAGCCATCCATGTTAAGTTCCAAGTCCATTTTTGCAATACCATGAACGCCATCAGTAATAACATACGATTTCTTGAGAGCCTCTACTGTGTAGTCGGCTAAACTTTTCTTTCCATTCTTAGTTAAGAACTCTAATGTAATCAGTTTATCCGATTCTACGACTTCCGGAATTTCGTGAAACTTGGCATTATAAAGGCTATAACCTTTCTTCGCATTACCCATAACCTCGTCTACCTTCACACGAATAATTTTACCTTCCTCTACATCGGCCTTGGTATTTACAGTTTTACCAACCTCCGCATAATACTCTCCCTTAAATTCCCTTGCCTTTGGGGTGTCCTCTTCTACCGGACCAATACCCACAATATATGTGTTAGATTTATTTTTGTTAATTCTTTTTGATAGAACGATTACATCTAAATCAATAATTTTTTTCCACTTAATCCACTTGGGGTTTTTCTTCTTTCCAATTACATAAGAGGATTTAGCATCCTTAATTACAACCCCCTCGGAGGTTGGATTATTCATAATTTCCATAGCATATTCTTCAATTTCTTCGTAAGAGTCTGCTTCTCTAGTGTTGCTCTTATTGGGAAAAAGCATGATTTCATTAGTAAGGGCGGTAAATTCTGCAATTAGAATTTTTAGCCTGTCTTCCATTTTTTCCATAGCAACGGATTCATCATCATAGGACATAATATCAAAAATATGAATTTTAATATCCCCCTCGCCCTTTTCCTTTTTATTAATATACGCTAAGGTATCGGCACGAATTAGTGGCTCCTCCCCCTTGTAAAGGACAGCCTCTCCGTCTAAAATGCAATTCTTGACTTCTTTTTTCTTTAGGTAGTCAACACACTTTGGAAATTTTTCTGTAATGTCATTTCCCTTGAAGGAATAAATTTTAACGCTATCCCCTTCTTTGTGAACTTGAACTCTTAACCCATCGTATTTTTCTTGAACGATAAACTCTCCGGTCATTCCCTTAATTTCTCTCAAGTCGTCAATGTCAAAAATCCTATACATGGGCTTATTCGGAGTAATAAACTTAACCTTCTCCTCTTCTTTCATTAGGACAGGTCTTGCTGTTAAGGACGCATATAATTGTTTTGCTCTCCTATCCTTAACATCTAAAGTTTTGTCCGAGTAAAGAATATCCGATTCCAAATCGGGAAAAATATTCTTATACTTATCCTGTTCTAATAAAGTTCTTAATTCAACAACAAGTTTTTCCCATTCATAGTCGTAAGCCTTTGGATTTTCAACAGCCGTTAAATATGTGGCCTTTACCCTATTAGTTAAGGACACCGTATTTTTATGAATAGAAAAATCGTCGGAAAACATTTTTATCCCCCTCATGCTTCATCGGAGGGAACAAATGCGGCTTCTTCACTAACCTTTAGGGTGTGTTTATACCGGCGAAGTTTTTCAAGAGCGGTTTCCAATGCGGCCTCTAAATCCTTATCTTGAGAATCCTCCGGAACCTCCGAGTCCTCGGTTCGGGGCATCCCCCTATCCTCTTCGGTGCTTTTGTAAAATAGATTCTCCGGTAGAAGTTTATGTCCTCGGCTTTTCTTAACCTCTTGAATAGAACCCGCCTTTGCTTTAGCGGCCATACTTTCAACATTCATTGGCTGTGGCTTAATTTGTTTGTAGGGGCGTTCTTCCCCGGTTTCGGCCATTAGTCCCAAAGCATTGGTGATGATTGACTCCAACTCAACGAGTCGGGTTAAAAGCATCCTCTTATCTCTTAAATCGTCTGTTGGTTGTTCTCCTACCATACTCATAGTGTTCCCTCCAATTTTTCTACTAATTCATCTAATTCTGACCAGTCCATTTTAGCGATAGCATCACCTGTTGGAACTGGGCTAGCGGTTCGCATTGATGGTCGGGGGGTATGAACAACCATTCCCGATTTCATCAAATTCATATTTGAGTCTCTAACCTGTGTTTCTAAATTTTCAATCCGTGTGATTAACATTTTAATAATTTCTACTACTTCATCCATTATTCTTCCTCCTCGTATACCATTTCGTATATTTCTTCGTATAGTGCCTCGTATCGCTTTCTTAGGTGGGCTAGTTTTTTAATTAATTTAAGGTTCTCCTCGTCCATTTCCTCTAACTCATCCTCTTCCGCTGAATCTACTATACTGCCCAATGTATTTATAACTTTTGTTAGTTTAAGGTATTCCTCCCCAAAGAATTTTGTGGGTTCTGCGTCTTGAAGGTGGGTTTTTAGTCGTCGCCTCTCTTTTGTGCTAAGTTCTTCCAAGTTCATTTTTTCTTCGTCTTTAGGAAAACCCGTAGTGTAGTCAAACTCCATATCAATGTCCAAGGAGTTAACGACCCTTCTTTCCCTCGTTGAAAATATAGTAGGTGAGTGCTTGGATAAAATTGTAAGGACAATCCATTCTGCGTAGGTCTTGCTGTTAGGGGCCAAGGACACCGGGACATCTAACTCGTTTTCAACAAACTCTTCCTCCATGAAAATATCTGTAAAAATTTCAATACCGAAATCGTATGAGGTTAAAATCCTATACAGGTTCTCTAAAACTCTTCTTCTTGGAATTCGTCCCAACGGAATGGCGTTTGTAATTCTAGTTTTCATTCTCGGCCAAACTACCATAAATCGTGAAATGTTTGCTTCGCCCCCTTCTACTGTGGAGGGAAGTTCCCTGTCGGTGAGAGTCTTAGCCGCCACACCAATAAAATTAGCCAAGAAAAGAATCCTTCTATCGGGTTTGATGTTAATTTTAATGGGTAAAACTTTTAACAAGGCATCATAAAATGCTAAGAGATTATCAGTCATAACCCCACCGGACAGTTCTTCTTGTAGTTTCTCAATATTAACCTGTAGAGAAGAACCCGACCGTCTAAACATGCCTTGGTAAGACCTAGCATTTTCGGGCCTATCAAACCTAACAAACCTATTATTGGGTCCGACTCTTAGCACATCGCCATCGCCGCTTAGTCTAAAATATCCCTTTAATCGCTCAACAATTTTTGTAATATCGCCTTCCGATAGTAAGTCCATAGAAGAAATGAATCTTTTCATATCCTCATCTAACTCTACCTCGTTAGACTCCACACCCGATTGAAATGCTTTAGCGGCTCTAATGTATTTGTTGATGTTTTGAGTAGTTAATTCTTTAGGGTCCTTATCCTTGATATGTTGAATAATATACTGCTTTAGATTAAAACTCTCCATCACCATTAAATCACCTCAAACCTGCTTCCACTTTTTACTCATTTTAGGTCCGCCCTGAACAAAGTCCGGAACTGTTGGATTTTTTTCCCACTTCTCCGGAGGTGCTTCGGGAACCCCCACAGCCAAGTTCTTTTTAATTTGTTTTTTCTTATTGTCTAATTTTTCTTTAATTTTATCATTCATCTCTTTTCCCCCTGAATTTTCTATCTGCGAATTCTTGACCCGCCCTTGAGGTTTGACCCAATTCATAGCCATAGGCCCTTCTTCTAATTTTATCAAGAAGGGATTTTTTACCCGGTCCCTTTACATAGTCTATTACGGTATCGCGCATTTCTTTTATTTTTTCTTGTAAATCATCTCCGATTTTATTTACTAAATTATTATCTAAAATTTCTTTAATATATTCTTCTCTTGTTTGTAATGATTGGAAGTTTTCAGCACTAAGTTTTCCGTTCATATATCCGATATTTAAAACATCATCATTTCGGTCTCCCTCACCATCAATATAATATCCCCTAATCCTAAATGATAAGGTTTTTTGGTATGCGTTTAAATAAACCTTTAATCTAATTGAAGAAAACACTGTGTCCGAGGTGGTATATGAAAACCTTGTTTTTAGATAATCTGTTAATTGATTCATAAGCCCGTCTTGAATATTAATCATCTCTAAATTACTACTAGGTGGGGAAATATCACCGCCCACCAATTCATATTCCATTTCTGCTTTTTGTCCTCTTGAAACTTCTATGTGTGCAATATCTCCCGGCTTTGACGCAGATTCTTGGAAGTCAATTTCCTTTATATCCACATAGGGTTCCCTGCCCGAACCAGCCACTAAAAATGCCGTTGCCGCATCATCCATGCTAGCCTCAAAATCTGCTTTTGTAGCAGAATAAGAGCAAGCAGATTCCGAAACATTGGGGTCTGTTACATCTCTTTCAAAAGTTACACTACCCGTGCATACGACGAAAATTTCTCTTCTTTCGGTTCTTATTCTTACTAAGCCGCTTTTTCTATCATCCAATGATATGTAAAAACCACTTCCTGTAATGCCCGGATAATATAAAACACCAAGTATACGACCAGTTAAATTATCAATTGTTAAGTCTTGTAAAACAATAGTATTTTCCTTTGAGGCCTGTTCTCTAAATATTTCAGTCATTAATCCCCTAGCGGTCATAATGGGGCTAGTTTGTCTTTCCGCCCCAGTTGTCATTCTTGGTTTTGTAAATTGTTGTGTTTCTTCCCCGCTATAAAATCTCTTGGGTTCATAAACTCGTCTAACAATATCCACCATTTCTAGGTTTAAGTCGTCTATTTTATTTACATCAACGGTATATCTACTCTGGGTAGTTTTATCCATATACCTTTGGACATCTACTTCTTCAAGGGTTAAATTAGTTTCTGTGTTAGATTGAAAGTCCGGCAAACTAAATTTAAATTCAAAAATTACCGTCATTCCTATGTCAACCCTAGAAGCATCTCTCATTTTTAGTAGGAAACTGTATTGAAGAGGAGCCGTTTCTTTAATACTAAAATCGGTTCTTAAATTAAATTCCATATTTCCTGCAATATCAATAAATTGTGCAAAGTTGGTTCCCTTGAAATATTGCTCCATATCCGATAGGGCCTTCTTAAATTCTTCTAAATAAATTTTTTGCTTTTTCTTAGCAGATATATACAACGGAATTTCGCCCTTTACCTTTAGTAAATCGTTAAAGGTTTGAATATTAGTAAGGTCCTTAAGAGTTGCAGGCATACCAGTATAGGATTTTTCTAATCTAAACCCTCTTTGCGCTCCCGTTGGTTGTGAAAAACCCGGCAAAGAAGACGCGATAGCATCCTCAACAATTGAGCGTATAACTTTGCCTCTAAATCTATTCTGTCTTCCTTCTAGTGATGCAATAGGACGAGTTAAACCATTGTTCTCGTAATAGTTTAATAGGCCCACACCCAACTTATCTGAAATTTCTTTCTCCACCTCTTCCGGAAGAGAGTAGGGAGTTTCATCATCTATGTTTAACTCACTAAGACCCTTTAAGAAAGATTCAAAGTCCTCTAAATCTGCATTAATGTTTTTATTACCAAAAGCAAAAACAGCATACGGATAATTTTTTAATGTAGAGATACCACCAATAGGGTTATTAGTCATGTGTTGAAAAAGTAAATCTCTT